TAGGATCTTGACTTTCTTCTGGTATATCAGGTGTTGGTGTAAGCATTTGATTTATACCACCTAAAACCATAGAAGCACCCATAACAGAAACGTAAGTTCCCATCTTTGTGAAAAATCCTCCTGCAACAGCAGGCCCTGCTCCAAACAAGCCAGTATGTCCAAACATACCCGCACCAGGAAACATAAAGCTTGCTCCTATTAATATCGCACCAAATAATATTTGTCTTCCTGATGAGCCACCCGCACCTCCTATAACAGGAACAATTTGTATATCATTTTGACCTGTAGGATAATGCAATTCTTTTTCTTCAAGTTCCCAATTATCAATAATTACCTTGTAATACTTATCTGACATATATTTCTCTACAGTTGGAAAATTAGTAACTAAAAATCTAACTGCTTGTGCAGCATTATTTACTTCAGCTTCAAAAGTTTTCTGACCTACAAACTTTGCAAGTTCTCCGTATAGCTTAATTTTGCGTAGCATAACGAATCCTTTTTCCTGTGCATTTTAGCAACCATTCATCTAATAAATCACGACTTGATAATCTATTTTGCAAATGATGTAAAACTGTCTGCTCTCCTAAGTAAACACCAATATGGTTTAATCCGCTACTACATATAGACATTAATAATAAATCTCCTTTTTCTAAATCTTCTTCTGGTAACAATTCTCTAAAACCTGTTTCTTCATAACAGCCATTAAACATAGGATTTTTTAAAAAGTCATTATGATCGTTTGGACGTTCCCAATCTCTTAAATGTATTCCAAGTTCTTGCTCATACCAATCTCTACATAAACTCCAACAATCAGTTAACCCAAAAACCCATTTTCTTCCTATCAATGGTGCTTTGTATCCACATGGCTCTAAAGATGTCCATTGATTTAAGTTTGGCTGAACTATCCACCATTTAATACCTGATTTTTCACAAGCTACTTTATCAGCTTGACTAGGTTCTGGACTTGTAACAGGATGACTATGAATTACAGCAGTTATCTCTCCTTGATCTTCTGCTTTTACCCAATCATGAGGATCTAAAATAAATTGATCTGAAGGATTTGGAGCAAGATTTTTACAAGGAAAATAAATTTCTTTCCCTTTTTTTATTAACAAAAGCCCACATGATTCATTCGGATCAGATTCTTTTGCGTGTTTTAATGCGAGTTCTTTCCACATTAGAAGAAGCTTCCAACACCAGGAAAATCTTGAGGTAATATTTGTCTTTTTGGTAATCTTACTCCTTGCAAATCAAAGCTTGCTGCAAGCTCAAATTCTACAACTGCTCTGTTTTCAGCAGCCTTACGATCTATAAAAAATACTTCATCAGGAAAAGTTGCTGTTGGATCTGGAGTCCCAAATGGATTTATACCTGATTCTAAATTTATAGCTGTACCATCTTCTTGTAAAATATTTGAACCGTCTTCTAATAAGATTTCTCCTCCTCTAAAATTTGTATTATCAATAAATTGTCTAAGAGTTCTTATTCTTGTTACCTTTGCACCTTCTAAACCTTGAGGAAGTGTTAAGAGGATAGTTGTTATAGTTCCTAAAATATTAGAAATTTTTAATGTTGGTCTTGGTAATTGTTTGCCATTGTATTCAAACCCCGAAGCCTCAATAGGCATCCTTACATATTCAATATTGTTAAATATTAGATTTACATCATTATTACTACTTACACCATTATGAAAATAATACGTTTGTGAAATGCCATGCATTTTTGTATTAAGTTCTAATTGAAAAAGCTCAATAATATTATCTACATTTGGCTTTTGTAACTGCGATACAGGTGTTGCCATTAGGGTTCAAATACTTCTTTAAAAGTGACGGTAATTGTAGCTAGACCTGGAAACTTTATTTGTTTTGTTCTATTTAAAGCACGATATTTACTAGCTGATGCTTCATCAGGTGCTTGCCAGTTAAAATAATCTCCATCTTCTATTCTTGCATTTAAGAAATTTTCAATAGTATCACTTTGAGCCTCAGTTATATTATTAAAATTAAGATTATATTCTTTTGGATTTATATTTAATCCAAATTTTATTACTTGCTCAAAGCCATCTTGAAATCTTGTTGTAGTTACATTTGGCTGTGTTTTTTTTGTAACTCCAAAACTAGCTTCTATAGAGGGGAAAGTTTCTGCCATTAACCTAATAAACCTCCAGGTCGTTTTTGTCTAATAAGTTCTGCTTGTATAGCAGCACCAAGGATGTTTCCAAGTTCTTGAGATTGATTGGTGTCACCTTCTACAGAAGAACCTGACGCATCTACATTCACAGTTATATTACCAATATTTCCGCCTGATGCTTCTACTCCAAGTTTTCCATCTCTACCTCTACGCAAAGGCATGATTGCTTCAACACCCGCCTCGCCTGCGATCGCTGCTCCATCAGCCAGAGGGAACATAGTTGGACGTTTAATTAGACCACCTTTTGCATAAGGTACAATTTTGTTATTTGCAATAACATTGCCTAATGCATTTCTATTTCTACCTTGTTCTATATCATTTATACCTTCCATAATTTTTGTAAAATCTGGATTAACAAAATTACTTATATCAGGTGTATTACCACCTCTCCTTCCCATTTCTATATCATTTATACCTTCCATAATATTTGTAAAATTAGGAGTAACAAATTTAGAAACATTAGGTGCAATATTAGAAACAACAGGTGCAATATTTTTAACTACATTGTTACCACCACCTCCAAATATATTTTCAAGTCCTCCTACTAATGGAGCTATAATTTTTGTCCTAATCATTATCCTCGTAATATCTGCAATTATAGATTTTGCAAGTTTTTTGAAGTTAAATGTTCCTTGTAATACAAACTCTACAAGTGCATCTTCCATCTTTTTAAATGTATTTACGAAACTATTAGCTATTTGTGTATTAATATCTTTTACTGTCTCTAAATATTTAGCTAAAATTTTCTCTCCTTTCTTTGTATCATCCTCAGTTAGATCTGGTAATCCATCTGTTGTCGTATTAGCTCCACTACCTTCTCCAGCCTCAGGAGGTTGTACACCAAAAGCGATATCTTTAAAGAGTTTAATATCTTTTTGTAAGTTAATTGCAAAATCTTCAAATCCTTTACTAATTACCTTTCCTGCACTAGCAAAATCCATGTCAAATAAATGGAATAATATTTTTGATAGATCCACTAAAATTCTTACTAATGTTCTAACAAGAGCTACTGTTGAAACTAAAAAGCCACCAAAAATTTTTATACTTTCAGTTAAAGCAACAACAGCACCATCATTACCTTGAAAACCAAGAAGAATTTCAGAAAATTGTTTTTGCAGAGCAGCACCAATAGGAATTAAATCTTTACCTATTGATATTGATAAATTATTTATTTGTGTTTGCAATCTTTGACCCGCATCTGCTGATGAATTTGCAACTCTTTCTGCTGTTTCTGCAAAATCAACATTTAACTTTTGTGCAAACTTAATAACTTGATCTAATCCAACTGTTCCATCTCTCAAGTCTTTTTGTAATTTCTGCAAACTACTACCATTTGCTTCTGCAAATTTTACAACCGCACCAGCCAATCTTTCACCGAGCTGGCCTTGTAGCTCTTCTGCCGATACCTTACCTTTACCAAATATCTGACTCATTGCTCTTATAGCAGATTGCACATCTTCTGCATTACCACCAGTTGCCTTAATTGAATTTGAAACTCCTTCAAAAACAACTTGAGCATCCTCAATAGATCCACCCGCACCTACAACAGAAGCAGCTAAAGTTGTAAATTGTTTTGTTGATGCAGCTATAGGTACATTTAATCTTTTAGATGTATTAGCAATTATTTCTAAACCTTTTTGAAAATCTGCTTCTGTTTTAACAGCACCTCTTAATGCTATTTCTAATTTCTGTACTTGTGATGCTTGTATTGCAGCTTGCCTAGCAAATTGAACTCCCCCTGCTATAGCATCAACTCCAAGACCGATCGCACCACCCGCTATTGCACCTTTTGTTCCTCCTTTTGCAAAACCCGCTATACCTCCTATCTGTGCTGACGGTGGGAGAAATCTACCAACAGCACCAGTTAAAGCTGCACCTCCTCCCGCTTTAAAACCTGCTCTGAGTTGTCCAAAAGCAGTTGGTTTTTTTGCCGAGGCATTAAGAGCATCCATACTTGCTCTTACTTGATCTATTTCTTTACCTAAAAGATCATACGCTCTAGTACCAATTCCAACACTATCTCTAACTCGGTTTAAAGTATCAAGTTGACCTTTAAAAGCATTTTTACTAAGTGTAGTTTCCTGTCTTATTTCTTTTAACGTGTTTACAAATTGATCTAATTCTTGCTCACCTAAATCAACAGTTGTTTTAAGTTTTTCTAACTCTTTTCCAAGACTTTTTATTTCGCTAAAACCTTGTA